CTCCCCAGTGTTGACAATGGTGACTTTGGGCTAGCAGAGTCGTTGTTGCTAGCCCCTGGTGGTGATTTGTTAATCATCACGCTGCTGTTTCCCGATGGAAATAATGCTGCTTTTCAAATTATTGATGATGTCATCACAGAGGGCGTGCTTTCCAGTCCTGATGGTTTTATCTACGCCGAGCCCTTCAATCTTCTCACTGAACTTCCAGAGCAGCTTCCATTGAGCCTTCAAGATCGCTATGCGGCCACTGATATGGGCACCCTGGAAGGCAACTTTGTGGTGAAAAAACGAGTGAGTGGCAAAGAGCTTACTCGCCTGTATATTCCACCTAATAAGCATTCCAGCGTCAAGCTCACTTCAATTTACGACCTAGTGCGAGAAGCGATTATCACTGAATACGACAGCAAGTTTGACTTTCCTACTGCCAACGAAGACTACGAAATTGTCGACATCACTGGCGGCACGATCACGCTAATCAGGAAGCATTCTCTTGAGCCAGGTTTCCGCTTTGTCATTAACAACACAACCTTTTACGTTCGGACAGTCCCTGGAGTTTTTACTCTCACTCTTTCCACTTCGCGAGGTGGCGCTCTTTACAGCAATTATGAAAACGACGGCATTACTGTTTCCGACGTTGGGAGGGGCTTTTACGACGTAGTTCTTGATAATGCAGTGGCATCCCGCGCTCGTCCCATTGATCAAGGTGTTGTAGTATTTGCTGCTCGTCGAGTGGAAGATGCACTGCTTACCACTGATCTTGGTGAAAAAGATGCAGAATGGATGAGGGCAAGTGTTTGCTCTACCACTAATTCCTATAATGTGATAGTCCCAGCCCCTGAAGTGCGGGCATTCCTCAACTACGGCCTGCGGTAAAAAGAATGGCTATTGGCAGCGACATTGTTAATTTAACGGCTGAGGGATTGCCAGACGATCTCTCAGACAGGGCTTATGCGTTTTGCATTGGCACGCAACTTCTTCAAACGCCATCGTTTGATCCTCGCAATGGCTACATAGAATTTAAAGCGCGACCTAACGCTTTTCGTGCTCCGTTGTCAGGCAATACTTTTGCGACAACGGCCATTGGCTTGGCCACTAGTACCAACATTTCGCAACTTGCCGCTTGGCGTTCTACTCAAGAAATTGCGGACAATGGCAGTGCATATGGCGTTTATGCAGTGGGCTTTGCTGAAAATATTAGCAATGGAAGCCTGGTAAACGTTACTGCCGCTGGAGTGTCAATTGGTAGTGTTGCTAAAGAACGCATTGGCAGTGGCGTAAGTATTGCTTTCGACACTTTTCAAAGCACAAGCCATGGCTACGGGCTGGGTGATGCAGTGATTATTTACAGCGGAAGCGCTCCCACTCCATTGCAGCTCAATACTAAGTACTTTGTCATCCCTTCAGGGGCAAATGCTTTCCTTTTGACTTCTAGCTATGCAGCAGCAATTGCAGGAAGCGGCATTGACATTACGGTGAGTGGCGGTCCCATCTATTTACGCAGTGACGATAAGTGGGAAATTCGTCGCAATGGTTTGACTGGACAAGTGCAAGTGGCGCGAAATTCTAATGTTGTTCACACCTTTACTGCTACTACACTTGCGTCATTAAGACCTTTCTTCTGGGCGCGAGAACGCACAGTCAGTGCTACGATACCAGTATTCAAGGAAATCAAAGTTAGCGGGGCTTCCTAATCAATGGCTCAAAGTAGACTCATTACGGACCTTGTTGAGCTAGTTCAGCCCAGCAATGATGATATTTTTGTCATTGTCGACAACACCTCCGATCCTTCTCTTTCAGTTACCAAGCGTATCACCTACGCCAATCTGAAGGAAAATCTTCAGGACATGATTGACCTCTTTATTACAGAGGGCAATGGCATTGTTGCTTCTTATAACGATGCTGGTAACAGTATTACGCTCAGCGTAAGTGGCGACACCACTGTTCAAAAGGCAATTTATAGCAGCGGCGGCACTTCAATTGGCACTCGTCAGCAGCTTAACTTTATTCCTGGTGCGGGCGTCACACTTACAGGCGCCGATAATCCAGGAAGCAATCGCGTTGATTTAACGGTTAACACTACTGCTGTTACCACTGGCGTTACGCTTTCTGGCACTGGCAGCCCCATTAGTCCATTGTCAAGCATTAGTACGCTTGGCGATGGCACAAAGCAGCTTAATTTCCGAGCAGTAAAAGCTGGCAGTGGAAAGATTAGCGTTGTTACAGGCGATGGTGGTAATACTATTTCCGTTGATGTGGTGCCTAGTGGCATTGATATTAACTCCTTGAACGTTGCTTCGCCTTTGGGAGTAGCACTAGGAGGTACTAATGCCACAACGGCCCCTGCTGCCCTCGCAAGCCTTGGTGCTGCTACACGCGGCGACAATGGCGACATCACAAGCCTTACTGGCCTTACAACTGCCCTTTCCGTTGGTCAAGGTGGCACAGCAGGAACCACGGCTCAGACTGGCTTGTTCAACTTGGAGGGCGTGTCCACTGCCGTTAATGTTGGATCCACTGGTCAATCATTAATTGTTAATGGTAAGTCAGCAGTTGCTGGCGAATATCGCATTGAACTGAAGAGCATTCGCCCTGCATCATCAAAGACAATTGTTGCTACTGTTGGCCAGGAAATTACTGTTGACGTTAATGCAAACAACGTGCTAAATAGCGCGTCGCAAAATATTAATTTCAACAACTTTCGTCTTACCAATCTTGCTCCTCCTGTTAGCGCAAGCGATGCAGCGACTAAGGAATATGCAGACTCAGTTGCTCAAGGTTTGACCTTGAAAGAAGCGTGCCTAGCCGCTTCTACCGCCAACTTTTCTAGCACTTACTTCAACCTAACTGGCACTGTTAGCGCCGTTAGCACTGGCGCTGAATCTTTTACTATTAACAACCACGGATTTGCCACTGGCCAGCGAGTTTATATTTCATCTACTGGACTTATACCTGGCGGCGTAAGTGCTGGTGTTGAATACTTTGTTATCAACATTGATACCAACACTATTCAACTTGCCACAAACCTGGCAAATGCCAATGCTGGCACACCGATTAACATTACTAGCACTGGCACTGGTACTATTACCATTGCCCACACGCTTTACCTGCTGGCAGGCACCAATGGCGCCCTGACTCTTGATGGCATTGCCATGAGTGAGGGAGATCGAGTGCTGATGAAGAATCAGACTACTGCCACTCAAAATGGCATCTACGTCGTCACTGATGAAGGTGCCGCTGGTCGTCCTGCAGTGCTCACTCGTGCCGAAGACGCTAATGCCAGTGCAGAACTGGGGGCTGGCAGCTTCTCCTTTATTATTAGTGGCACTACGCAGAATGGCATTGCGTTTGTGCAAGTAACTGATGCTCCCATCCTTGACGTGGATGACATCATTTGGACGGTGTTCTCGTCTAGCTCCATTGCTCCCAACTCAGTTGCCAATGATCGCCTTGTGCAAATGACCGAGGGTTTGGTCAAGGGCCGCGCCGCTGGTGTTGGCACTGGTAATGTCCAAGACCTAACAGCTAACCAACTTATCGCTATAGTAAACACTGGTTCCACTGCTATTGACGCTGGCACTTACTAAGCGTTTTCTTTTTTTTATAGCTTTTTAGCTTTTACAAGGATTAACCAATGGCTGTTCCTATTCAAAATTTACGTAGTGGCACTGCCACTAAGCGTCCTGTTGCATCAGGGCTTGCTTTTGGACAAATTGCTGTTAACTATAACGAAGGCGACCCTGCCGTTTATTTGCGGGGGCACAGCAATGCCCTTGTCAAGGTATCACCTGTTTTCGTGGGCTCTGGCGCTCCTAATGCAACCCCGGCCAGTGGTGGTGCCTCGGGCAATGCCCTGGGGGAGACTTGGCTAGACAATGCTCTTGCCACCTATGCCTTCAAGGTGTGGGATGGCGATAGCTGGGAAGTGCCCAATTATTTTCCAAGTGGCTTGGTAGCCAATGGGAACATCAGTCTGGGCACCGTTGTTTCTGGCACCTGGCAGGGCACTGCAGTTGGGCTTGTTTATGGTGGCACTGGTGCAGCCACTGCTTCTGGGGCTCGTTCTAACCTTGGACTTGTCATCGGCACTGATGTGCAAGCCTTTGACGCTGATACGGCCAAGACCGACGTGGTGCAGTCGTTTACTGCTGCACAGCGCGGCACAGTTGCCACAATTGCGGGCAGCGGCACTGTCACTCCTGATTTTGCCATCGCCAATAATTTTGAAATGGTGTTGAGCGGCACTACCACACTGGCGTTTCCCTCGGGAGTTGCGAGTGGTCAGAGTGGAGCCATTCGCATTGAACAGGGCAATAATTTTGTAATTAGCTACAGCGGCGCGTGGGAGTTCCCTGGTAGCACTCCTCCCAGCAATACAACTGTAAGTGGTGCTTCTGATTTGCTTGTATATTATGCCCATAGCGCTACTGCCATTACGGCTCAACTGCTGTTGAACGTCGGCTAAAGCCTGCTAATTCTTCCATCGTTCATTTTCTTATTTTCTTATGGCTATCCCAGGAAGTGCAGGTCCTTTTCTTCTCGCCCAGTTAGAGGAAGAAGGCGGATATGAAATTGAAAGGAGCCTCCGTTTCAACAGTAGTGACAGTGCCTACTTGTCTCGGACGCCTGCATCAGCGGGCAACAGGAAGACGTGGACCTGGGCGGGGTGGGTGAAGAGGAGCAAGCTGGGGACTGCGCAAGCATTTTTTGGCTCAGGCACACCTGGATCCTCGTATTTCGCTTTAACATTTGCTACGTCAGACCTTATTCAAGCAGATCAATATGGGACAGGCAGCAACTTCTATATGTATTCCAATGCGGTATTCCGGGATACGTCTGCTTGGTACCACATTGTTGTCTCTGTTAACACTACAGAAGCTACGGCAACAAATAGATTAAAACTGTATGTAAATAACGTTCAGCAGTCTATGAACAATACACCCGGCTCTAGTGTCGACCTTTTAGTTAATGCAACTATTCCTCATGATTTGGGTCGCAACAATTTTGGTCCCGTCAATTACTGCGATCTCTACCTAGCCGAAGTCCACTTCATCGACGGCCAAGCCCTAACCCCCAGCAGCTTCGGTGAGTTCGACACCAACGGCGTGTGGCAACCCAAGGCGTACACCGGCACCTACGGCACCAACGGGTTCCACCTGCCCTTCAGCGATAACAGCACCGCCGCCGCACTAGGGACGGACACTAGTGGGAATGGGAATGATTGGACACCGAATAATTTTAGTGTTATTGCGGG